GGAGATGGAATTGCAATCGGATCTGATAATAATGAGATTTCCGTTGATAAAACTGTAGTGGCTACTAAAACAGATCTTGCGGCTAAGCAAGATACCTTGACCGCAGGTGAGAATATTAGAATTGAAAATAATGTAATCTCCGCAGTTGGTGGTGGAGAAGGTCATACCTACACAGCTGGCGCAGGTATTGATATTACAAATGATGAAATCTCTGTTGATAACACTGTAGCTTTAAAGAGTGAGTTATTCAGTGGAGATTACAATGATTTAACAAATAAACCAGATTTAAATGATTATGTTTTAAATTCGGATTTGGCTCGTATTGCCTATTCTGGTGATTATGGCGATTTATCAGGTGCGCCAGATTTAGGCAGTTATGTACAGTCTAGCGACCTAGCCACTGTTGCTACTACTGGAAGATATAGTGATTTGACTGATAAACCTCAAGAAATTGATTTCACTGGAAGCGGTCAATTTGAAATAAATTATGGCAATCAGTTATGAATCAATCCTACAGGTCTTGCATCTCAGTTTTCCGATACTCAGTTTGAATATAACGATCATGATGCAGTGATTCAGCTTAAAAGTGGTCTCATTCCAAATTACACAGCAGGTACTGGTATTGATATTACTAATAATGTCATTAGCGCCACTAGCGGTAGTGGTAGTAGCTATACATGGACTGACGAAGTGTTAGAAATATCAGGAAACCTTGATGCTACAACTCTTGCACCACTCATTGAAAAATATCAGGAGAATAAATATTATCCAGTAATACATTACGGAAACTTATATTATCATTTCTTTTGCATATATCCAATGTCTTCTTATGATCATTTACACTATATAGCACTTGGTCTTGGATTTGGTGGCACTGGTTATCAGCAATGGAATATGATTGATATCCAATTTAAAACAAGTGATAAATCATTTGTCAAGGCTACAACACCAACCAATAGAATGCCTACTGATGCAAGAGGTTTAAAAGTACAAAAAGCTTATAGTGTAACTGGCGCTGAAGCAAGCGCAGCTGATAATTTCAAATATATTTTAGATAATTATGCTAAAACAACTGATCTTGCAGCCAAGCAGGATGCTTTAACCGCAGGCACAGGAATCACTATTGAAAATAATGTTATTTCTGCTTCTGGAGGTAGTTCATCCATTAATGTTGATGGAGTGAGTATCATCAACGATAATGGAACTTATAAAACCGCTATTGGTGGTGGTACGGTTGTTACACCAACAGTAGATTATTTAAGTAATGCAAGCGGAACAACTACAGTAGCGATGAACCAATCAAGCAATTTAACACAAACAGTAAACTTCTCGACAGGAATTCCAGCCAATGCAACATTTGATGTTACTTATACATTAATTAATCACAGCGATAATGATGCAACAACAACAATTACAACTAATTTTGAGACTTGAGATAACGGTAATGTTTTACAGTGCAATAGTGGTGGTCTTGGAACTTTAGGTTATTGAATTGGTTGCTTCTGGATGACTGGATCAGATTTCCCTTGGGAAGGGATTAGTTCTGCTGATTTCAATGGTAACTTTAGAACGGGTGATAATGTAGAAGTAACTGGTCTAACTATTACCGCAAATGGAATCACTTACTTAGATAATCAAACAATAACATTTAGTAATGGTATTCAACCTGGTTCCAATTCAATAGTACAATTAACATCACCTATTAACTTCTCTCAGACATTAGTAGGTCCTGGTTATGACGATTCTGATTTAATTATTAATTTAGATGGAACAGTTACTATCAAAGATCGCAGTAATAGTGATGCAGTAGTTTCTTCTTATAGTTTCACTAATGAAGCATATAGTATTCAAGCTGGTCAAGGTGCTCCTGTATTCTATTATGATGGCGGAGATCTTAGCCAAAATGATTATAGCCTTGAGTCAATATTATGTAGCGTTTCTAGTAGGGATCAAGAAACTGGTTCTTTCAGCATGAGTGGGATAGTAGGAGTTCGTTTGAATAATGGTAGCACAAATCCTGATTACTATGCTGAACTTTCAGGGTTATCTTTCTCTCTTGGAGGAAGTCAAACACAGTATATTAACCCTGATTTCCTTCCATTAGGAGATAACTTGTATGTTCAAGATGGTCGAGTTCATGCAAATGGCGCTCCAATGTATGATGGCCATTTAGTAATTTACGATACAAACCATCAGAATGGTTGGTATCTCACAACAGATGGTAATACTATCACATTAAATCCATGCCCATGGAATAATTAATAAACACTTAGGGTAGAACCCTTCAATGGGTTCTACCTAATTTCTATTGATATTAGACAAGGGCTTAATGAACTTGCGTTTATTAAGAACTTTTTGATAAAAGGGTTAGGGCGAACCTAAAACTTAAAGGAGAAAATTTTATGGATGAAAATAAAGAAGTCAATGAAGCAGGGACTCCAGAAGAGGAAGTAACTGAAAAGACTTACACTCAGTCAGAACTTGATGCACTCTTACAAGCAGAAACGGATAGACGCGTAACCGCAGCTTTAAAGAAAGCAGAAAAGAAGAATGCTGAGAAATTGCGCGAAGCACAGAAGTTAGCGCAGATGAATGAAACCGAGAAGTATGAATATGAACTTCAACAGCGTGAAGCCGCAATTGCGGAAAAAGAGAGAGAACTTGCTTTAGCAGAGAATAAAGCAGAAGCCTCTAAGATTCTCGCAGAGAAGGGCATTTCCTTACAACTCATTGATTTTGTAGTAGCTGAAAGCGCAGAGGATATGAAGGCTAATATTGACCTCTTGGAAAAGGCTTTCAAACAATCTGTTAAAGATGAAGTCAACAAGAGATTAGCAGGCACCGCTCCTAAAAAGGGATTACCTCTCGACAAAACTATTACAAGAGAAGATTTTATGAAAATGTCAGTTGATGAACTCACGGATTTAAAGAAAAACAATCCTGAGCTTTATAACTCATTAAAGTAATTGGAGGTTAAATACAATGGCAAGCAAATACGATAGCGCAAATATTAAAGTATTTGATAATGAAGTGCTTGAAACTAAATTAGAGAATCAGTTAATCACAGCACTTGATATGAACCAGTTCATCACTATGGACTACTCCATGACTGAGGAACCTGGAATGGTTAAGCGCATCCGTACTTATAAAGGTACAGGCGCTGTTGAGGACCTTGCAATGGGCGCTGGTAACACAGCAGTTATCGGTTCTGAATGAGAGGATGCACCATACGAAGTTAAGGTAACTCAAGGTAAAGTTCCTTTCTATGATGAACAGCAAATGGCTGATCCTATCGCTATTGATAAGGCAATTCAGCATTTAAGCGAAACAATGGTCAATGATGTTACCACTAAGGTAGTTGCAGAACTTGAGAAGGGTTCTGGCACAATCGCTACTCTTGATTTTGATGGTGTTGTTGACGCAATCGCAGCTTTCCCTGATGAAAGCAACAATGATATGTATCTCTTAATGGCTAAGGATGCTTATGCTTCCCTTCAGAAGGCTTGCAAAGACCAGCTTTCTTATGTTGAAGCATATGTGCGCAGAGGCTATGTTGGTACTCTCGCTGGTGTTCCTATCTATGTTTCTAAGGCAGTTGCAGATGGCAAGGCATACCTTGCTTGCAAATCCGCTATCACATGCTTCATGAAGAAGGGTGTTGAAACAGAGCAGGAAAGAGATGCAGACCACAGAAAGACAACTATCTATGGCCGCAATGTAAAGGTTATTGCTATCACTGATGCAACTAAAGTTGCTAAGTTTGGCGAGTAATCTTTCTTACTTTTGGAATCCAAGGAGGACGTTAAGTAATGTTGGAAAATATAAAAACCCTGCTTGGGTTAACGGATAATAGTAAAGATCAAATTTTACAGTTGCTAATTAACTTAGCTACTGATGATGCTATTAGCAAAACTGGTTGCAGTGATGAAAAAGAACTTCAATCAGTAATTACTGAAATGGTAATTTACAAGTACAATCGTTTGGGAACTGAAGGTCTTAATTCGGAAAGTTATTCTGGTATCTCCTATAATTATTCTTCTGATTATCCAGAGTCTATTCTTTCCGCGCTTTCCGCAATTAAGAAATCCCAAAAGGGAATGGGAAGTTTTAAAATCCTATGGTAATAAATCGAGCCATGCGCAAAGCGCAGGTTTTCCATCTTAGTGGGGTTGACGAATACGCGCAACCTACATGAGATATGGAAAGTTCCCAAACGATTTACCTTACTTTTGGTCTTTTCTCGCATAGTCCAGTAGAGGACATAAGATACCAAAACGTAGAGTATACAGGTTTAACCGAAGACTTTTGCGGCGAGGGAGATTTATTAAAGATTGGTGAAGACTTCTATAGAGTTCTATTTGTGAACCCTTTTGGAAGAATTCGTCAAGTCTTCTTCGCAGGTTATGACCATGATTAAAGGTTTAGATACTTTATACGTAAAGTTAGATAATCTTTCTAAAGCAGATGCAAGGGAAGCTTTAGGCGAAGCTTGCATGTTAGTAGAAAGAGACGCTAAGATAAATGCTCCAGCGCAAACAGGTATCTTGAGAGATAGCATTACTTCAGAATGGAATGAGAAGGAAGGCCGAATCGGTACTAATCTTTATTATGCGCCTTATGTGCATCAAGGGACAGGTATCTACGCTATTAATGGCGATGGTAGACAGGATGTACCTTGGCGCTATCAAGATGCAGAAGGTAACTGATGGACCACTTATGGTCAACAGCCACAACCATTCTTGCAAGATGCGTTTGACCAGAACAAGCGAAAGATAGCGGAAATCTTCGCAGATAAAATTAAGGAGGCCGTTAAATAATGTTAGATTACACACCAACTTTAGTAAGTGAGTTGGAAACTATTGGTCTCCCAGTTCACTTTGAATTATTTTTGAAACAGAATACTCCAGTTCCTTGCATCTCTTACCAAGAAGGAAATAATTCAGCCTTACAAGAGGGCGATGAATTCGGGTATTCAGAAGTTAACTATAGAATAAAGATCTGAGCTAAAACGAAAAGAGAGATAGCTCAGTATTCTAAAGAAATTGATGCGCTAATGCGCAAGTTGGGTTTTGTTAGAGTTTCTTCCAATGAACTTTGGCAAGGAACTATTGGACAGAATCTTCTAACTTATCGCGGATTAGGTATCGAAGATTTTAATTAGGAGGAAATAAAATATGGCAGCAGTACATGCGGGTATTTTAAGTAAAGACGTTGAATTCTGGATGGATAGCACTCAGGTTCCTAATCTCCAGGAATTCCCTGATTTAGGTGGTGCGGCTGAACAGGTCGATGTTACTACATTAGCTGATGGTAACTATCACTATATTAATGGTATTAAGGACTTTGGTTCTCTTGAGTTCACTTTCTTATATGACAATAGCGAAACTACTTCTAACTATCGCGTTATGCGCGCAGCTGAAGAAGATGGTGAAACTCATCAGATTGAAATCAGATTCCCAGATGGAACAAAGTTTGCTTTCGCTGGAATGATTTCCACAGCAGTTACAGGTGCTGGTGTTAACGCAGCTTTACAGTTCGTAGCAACCGTTAACCTTAACTCTGATATCACAGTTACTAATCCACAGGCTTAATAACTAAAAACGCTTTGGGGCGGGCTTAAACGCTCGCCCTTATTTTTTTACTTAGAAGGAGAAATTAATTATGTTATATTACACATTTACAGTTAAAGACAAAGAGTATAAGTGCCGTTTAGGCGCAAAAGAATGCGTAGATCTTGAAAGAAAATTAGGAGGAAACCCTCTAAACGTTTTCATGAAGATTGCGCAGACTCAGGAACTCCCTTCCCTTGATGTTATGATTACCATGCTTCAGTTCTCCATGCAGAAGTTTAATCATGGTGTTAGCTTAGAGAAGGCTTATGAAATCTATGATGAATATGTAGATGAAGGTCATAACTTAATGGATTTAGTTAATGTAATTATGGAAGTTATGAAGGTTTCTGGTCTCATTCCAGAAGAAGTTTCTGAGGATGGCGCAAAAAACGCATAGAAGGAGAGTCCGATAAGGACGCTCCTAAAACCTTAGAGGAACTATTCAATAGGCTACTCCCTATAGCCTTGCGCGCAGGTATTAGTATCTTTGACTTTTGGAACTATACCTTAAAGGAGTTAACGCTTATTATAAATAACTATAAAGAAGTTGAGGAACAGCGAGCCAAGGAAGCAATTACGATATCCTATAATCAGGCGGTGATGGTAGCGCAATTTGTTGGCTTGCAATTGAACGGAAAACCAATACCTTCCATGGAAGAACTCTTCCCTTCGTTGCGCTCAGAACAGCCAGTAGCGCAAAATGAAGAAATCGAATACAAAAAAGCGATGCTGTTGAAGGAGCAATTTATGTTCTATGCTAATGCTCATAATAAACAAAGGCGCTTGAAAACAGGAGGTGATGGCTTATAACCCTCGAAAAGTTAATAGTCATTATTCAAGCTGAAACCGCTCAACTTGAGAAAGCAATTGACAAAGTTAAAAGCCAATTAAACTCGTTAGATAAAGCAGCAACTAATATAGGTAAGAGAATGACTTCTTCCTTTAACAAATCTGCTACTGGAATCGGTAGAGTTTTCAAGGCTTTAGGATTGGGCGCCATTACCGCGGGAATAGTACGATTTGGTAAAAGCGCCATAGATGCAGCTTCTGACCTCCAAGAGTGACAGAATGTTGTTGATGTTGCGTTTGGTAACGCAAAAGATCAAGCTAATCAGTTAGCTGATATTGCTATTAAAAAATTTGGTGTTAGTGGATTAGCCGCCAAGAAGATGGCTGGTACTTTCATGGCGATGGCAGATGGTGTTGGCTTAGCTAACGATGCTGGCGCCAAGATGGCTATTCAGTTAACAGGCTTATCCGCTGATATGGCTTCATTCTATAACACTACTACTGAAACAACTTCTAATGCGCTTGAGGCTATTTTCACAGGCCAATCTAGGGCATTAAAGCAATTTGGTGTAGTAATGAGTGAAGCAAACCTTGAAGCCTTTAGAATGGCCAGAGGAATCACTACTGCTTATTCAGCAATGAATGAAGCACAAAGGGTAGCGTTAAGATATAATTATGTATTAAGCGTTACCCGCAATGCGCAAAATGACTATGCTAGGACCGCTATGTCTTGAGCTAACCAGATGCGCTTGCTTACAAATAATTGAAATGTATTAATTACTAAGGTTGGACAGGGATTAATGAAAGTATTAGTTCCAGTAGTCGCAATCTTAAATAAAATCTTATCCTTAGCTATTGCGGTAGTTAATGCTATTGCTAAAGTGTTTGGCGGCAAAGGTATTTCTGGAATCTCTTCTGGAACCGATGCTATGCAAGACTTTGGTGGTTCTGTAGATGATACTGCTGATGCGTTTGATGGCGCTACTGCGGCAGCTAAGAAATATAAAGCCACAGTTGCAGGCTTCGATGAGTTGGAACGCTTGAATGGAGTAGATGACTCTGGTTCAGGTGGATCTGGCGCAGGAGGCCTTGGAGGCGGTGGTGTCGGAGTAGATGATTTAGATAGCTACTTCGATTTATTTGACGAGGATGGAATTCTTAATAAGTTTGAAGAATTCTTCCAGAAGTTAAAAGATCTATGAGATGCAGGGGATTTTGAAGGAATCGGTAGAGAAATTGCTGGTGTCCTCAATAATCTCATGCAAATGCTCGATGATTGGATTGTTAATAAGTTTGAGCCTTGGGGTGTTAAATGGGCGGAAATCACTGCGCGCATTCTTAATGGTGTAGTAGAAGCCTTTAATTGAGAACTCCTAGGTAAAACAATTGGTGATGGCTTAAATGCCATAATCCATATTTGTAATAAGTTCCTTGAAACCTTTAATTCTCTTGCTCTTGGAGAAGGAATTGGTAGAGCAGTTAATAGTTGGTTCTCAACTGTTGATTGGGAAGGCTTAGGTCATTTCTTTGCGAATAAACTTAACTTCATCATTGATGTAGTTGCAGGATTCTTTGATAAGTTCATTGAACAGGCTTATGTTAATGGACAGAAGTTAGGTGAAGCGTTTAATGCTTTTGTAGATTGGATTCACTGAGATAACCTTAGTCGCGCCATCTGAGAGGGATTAAACTCTATTGGAGAAGTAATCCAAGGTTTCGTGGATATGGTAGATTGGGAAACCCTAAAAACTAAAGTAACTACTGCTTTACAAGATATTTTCGATAATCTTGATATTGAAGGTATCAAAACCGCAGTTAGTGGGTTAGTTGATAATATTATGGATTTCCTTTTGGAGATAGATTGGTATCAGATTGGCTATACCGTTGGAGAAATGCTTTCTGGTGTTGATTGGCTTGGTGTCTTAATGGATGTTAAGGATCGAATCATTTGACCTGCTTGGAAGGGTTTCTGAGATGGTTTAATGGCTGATGGTAAGAATCTACTCTTAGGCTGAGTAGGAAAGATTGGAACTTGGTTTGAAAAGAGTTTCTTCGGTCCAATAGTCAAAACAATTTTAGGAATCTTAGTCGGTAATACAGTCCTTGGCGCAATTAGAGGATTCTTCACAGGTGGAGATAACAAGTCTCTCTTTGGCGCAATTGTAGATTCCATGACTTGGGTTATTACTTCTGTTGGAGGTTTAGTCCCAGGATGGGGTAAAGAATGAAGTGAAATCTTTGGAGGTGCTTTTAAGTTTGATGCTGAAAAGCTAGGATTAGGAACTGCATTCAAAGAATTATTTACTTCTACTATTCCTTCTGCGCTTAGTAGCGCTGGTGCTGCGTTTGGTGGATTCATGGAATCTGTTAGCGCAATTGCAGGACCTTTAGCAATTGTTATTGCCGCAGTCTTATCATTAACTTCCTCTTATGGAGGATTAGGTGGAGTCTTAAAGCGTGTTGGTAAAGTATTTAGTGATACTGTAAAGCATGTTAAAGATTTCGCTGACAAGATTGGCTTCTCAGAAAAGATAGAAAAACTTAAAGATGCTTTTGGTCATTTAGTTGAACCATTAAAGCGCATCTATGATGTTTTAGGTTTATTAAAACCAGTTTGGGAATTCTTATTCACAACTATCACTGGCGCACTCACAATAGCGTTAGATACAGTTGTAGGTTTAGTAGGTGGATTAGCTGAAACTCTTGCAGGACTTGTTGATATAATCGCAGGTGTGCTTGGATTAATTGTTGATCTATTTACTCTCAACTTTACTAATCTTGATAATGATATTAGAACCATCTGGAATGGAATTGTAGAATTCTTCCAAGGTATTTGGGACACCATTATTGGTGCGATTGGAGGATTTGTACAGGGAGTTATAGATTGGTTCGCAGACCTTAAATATAACTTAATTGGTGATCCTATTGTTCTGGATTTAGTAGATGGAGTTATTCAAGCCTTCTTAGGAATGTTTGAATCTATCTTATTATCTGTCCAGGAGTGGATTGAATCTGTTATTCAATTCTTTTTAGACTTAAAGGCTAAGGCTGAAGAAGTATTTGAAGCTATCCGCTTAAAGCTTGAAGAAATCTGGACCGCGGTCAAGCAGTTTGCAATGGATACATGGATCGCAATTAAAGACTTCTTGGCGCAGAAGTGGGAAGAAATCAAACAAAAGACAGAAGAAATCTGGAACGCTATTTTAGAATGGTTAAGACAAACCTGAGAGAACTTAAAACAATTAACAATGCAGACATGAGAATGGTTAAAACAAACTATTCAGAATGCATGGAATTGGATTAAGGAAACAACTGCTACTATCTGGACGAATATTAAACAATGGCTAAGTGATCTTTGAGAAAAGATTAAGACTTTATGCCATGATGCAGTTGAGTGGGTTAAGAAAACAGTTTCTGATGCTTGGGAAAAATTGAAAGAGACTACTTCAAGAATCTGAACAAATATCAAAGAGAAGATTTCTAAGATTTGGGAAGATATTAAGAGTAAGGCTTCTTCAATTACAGAATCTATCAAAGATTATTTTGTAAAAGCATATGACCGCATAACAGGTGTTTGAGATAAGTTTAAGTCATTCTGGCATGGTGTATGGGATGGCGCTGCAGGGGTAGTCAAGAGCGCAATCAATGGTGTTATTGGAGTCATCAATAGATTCCATATGACTAACCCATTTACTGGTGAGTCTTTTGGATTTAATATTCCTAAGCTTGCTAGAGGAGGTGTCATTACTTCACCAACAGTAGCAATGATGGGTGAGTACACAGGTGCTAGATCTAACCCTGAAATTGTAGCTCCACAATCGTTATTAAAAGAAATTATAAGTAGTGAAAATGGCGAAATGGTAGATGCGCTATACCAGATTGCTACACAGATAATTAGCGCAATTCAAGATGTTGATATGTCTGTTTCTATTGGAGATGACCAGATTGCTCAGGCCGCCAACAGAGGCAACAACAACTACAGAAAACGTACAGGTAAGCCTTTATTTTCAATATAGGGCGGTATTTTATGCCGCCCTATAGGGCCTACTTTTAAATATTAAGGAGGTGCTTTATGGCCGTAGATAAATATACATTCTATATTAATGGTAATGCTTTTGTTGCGCAAAGAATGAAATTCGGTTGAAATAGTTTAGCAACAGAAGACAGTGGAAGAACATTAGATGGCGTAATGCACATAAACTGAGTGTTTAGAAATACTAGAAAAATTGAAATTACTATGCCGCCTTGTGAGGATACTGTAATTAGTCGCATTATTAGTTTAGTCCAGGGAAAAGAATATAATTTACAATATTATGATCCTGCGGCTTTAAGAATGCGAACTATAAAAGTATATACATCAAATGCTAATGCAGATTATTATTCTGGAGTTGTTCATAACGGTATTTGGAGAAATTTTGAATTTCACGCTATAGAGATTGCGGGGGATAATTAATGTTAAGTAAAATTGATGTTTTAAAAAATGAACCTAGCAGCTATAGTTGAAAAGCTGAGCGCCTTATTCCTACTAGAGAGTATGAATGAGAAAAACGTGCAGTTGTTAAAGTTGAACCGCCAAGCGGTGATGAACCAGTAGATAATCCGATAGATTTTGATGAAGAATTAAAAACATATGAGTATTATGGATTACCAGCTAAACAAATAGAAACTGGCTACCTTTATGTTTATAAATATAAAAATGCAGATTACTGAACCTATACATATGATAAAGATAAGTTAAGTTATTGGGATATTTACTATCATTTAACTTTACCGCCATATAATTTAAAAACTATATCGGATGATGTTAGAGATGTAAATAACTGAGAGTATATTAATGAAACAACATTTACACCATTTACTTGCGATATAGAAATGACTTTCACAGAAAATGCGACATTTGGTGAAATTGTTTATTATAGTGGAATAGATGCTGTTAATCAGAAATTTTATCCTGAGTTAATATTTGTTGATAATAAATCTAATCTATTTAAAAATTTATTGGCATTATGGGTAAATTCAGAATGAAGTGTAACTAATCAATATGGACAAAGAGTATTTAGTACTTATGAAACTGATAGTGGCACAAAAAAAATTTACACACATTATAGAGTCTTAAAACCAAGACTATTAAATACAGGATATGATTTCGAAAATGTAAGTTTAAAATTTAAAGAAAATGATGTATTTAAGCCAAATATACCATCAATAATTAAATCAGGTTATAGTGGTGTCAAAGATGTGTATAAATTTGATTCTGTTGATTGGAAGAATTATTTTAATGGTTGGAAGAAAAAACATCCTAATTATAAATTTACAAGTTGATCAGACTTGCATGTGATAAATTGAGATAGTACGCAAGAAGAACTTGGAGGATCATGAGATGTATATTGTCTTAACTATGGTCCACTTGTAATTGGTGATGGTGTTTTTTATGTTAATAAGAACATTGATAATATGAATCGTGATTCTATTAAACCAACACCTGAACAAAGTAAAGAAGTAACTTATGAAAAGGGCGCGCTAATTGAGAAACTATATTCTACTAATCCAAATGAGTATCCATTAGATAAAATGGATGCTAATAAAGAATATTGATATACACGAGTTTCCTCTCAAATAGTATCATTTACATTTACTAAACAATATACAACTATTACGAATAAATCTGAAAAGGCATATCCTTATAAAGGTACTAGCACATATAACGGCCAATATTATTGGTTCACATACCTTGGCGCAAATAGAAGTGTATTGATTTCATTTGAATCTAATGTACTTCTAGATAACATTGATTATATACAGTCTACAGGGTCTTCTAAATCCTTTACAATTGGAAATGTAGCTGGCGCAAGTATTGAATTTAGTGTATGGAAACCATTATTAGAAGTACTTCCATATGCAGGTATGGAATGTATTTATTATCAAAGATATAATGATTCAGAGGATTGAATTCAGGAAGGTATTTTTACAATTCGTGAAGTAAGGGAAAATGGTTTGAAAAAATCAACAATTATTGCGTATGATAATACGAATAAGTTAGAGTCAGATGCAAGAGTATTTGTTGAGAACTTATACTATCCAACTAGCTTATATCAATTATTTATTATGATATGTGCTTATTGTGATATTCCGTATGATCTTGAGACATATTTCCCAAATATGGATATTCCTATTTGAGAAAAGATTGAATTCGAAAATGATACTCAAGAAATTTCGTGTAGAGATTTATTAACATGGATCGCAGAAATTGCGGGCGGATTATTCTTAGCAGATGTTGATGGTAAAATTGTATTTAAAGATATGGCGCAACCTACCAAGTTAAAAGGTAGTAATGAGCGCACTAATTATAAATTGGACATTTCTAAATTACCAATCTTAAAGCCCACTAAAGTTAAATATAAGGATATTTCAGTTTCAGATACTGCGAATGTTTACTGACAAGAGATTAATGTTGCGGATTTTACTAAGAATCCAATTCTAGCAGTATGGGATGATAAAACTATAAAATCAATTTTAAATTCAGTATTATTATCTATTAAAAACATTGGTCTAATTTATCCAATGGAGTGCCATATTGATAACGATAGGGCACAGCGCCAATGCGGTGATAATTGATTAATTATTTCTGATAATGCTAGTCATCCCTCAATGATTACTGAAAAACATATTGATTCTTCTGGTGTAACTTTAAAATGTAGTGGAGATATTATTCCATATCTTATAGATTATGAACTAACAGATGATGATATAGTTGAAATTATTAAACGCTACGAAGATACATTTTTTAGATTTTATTATAATTCAATAGAGATTCAAGATGTTAGCGGATATCCTTTAGCTACCATTGACGATAATGGTTATATTGACGAGTATAATTTAAAGTTAGAGATCAAGAATGTTGAGTTTAGTGATGATCCAGGAGTTGTAAGAAATTATAGTATTGATTTTTCTTCATGTATCAATGAACTTTTAATTAAAGATGGTGTTCATGTAAAGACAGGTAATGGGCTTTATGTTTCATTTATTGATGATAAACTTGTCATCCAAGATACTCGCTACTGGAGAAAAGACATTAGTTCTGTAAAGTTTAAATATTATCTTAATGATTCTTCATTTATTTACAATTGAAATCATGCGCAAAATACTAATGTATCTATAGATGAAAATATGTACTTTTTGCAGATTTTAAATGTATATACAAATAATGAAGGCATTAATGATACTAAGCAATATATGTATGCTATTGCTTCCTTATTTAAAACTACTGGAGCAACTCATGTAGTTTCTGAAAAACTTAGCGAAACATATAATAGTACTTTATGACGGTTAAAGTTTCCTGATAATCAAATAATTACTATATCAACAAGAAATAAGTATCCAAGCTTATTATTTGTTAATGGAATTAATATAGATTATGATAATTCAACAAATACAATATATTTCCATGTTTTAGCCGCAGTTAAAGAAATTGATTCGGATCATACTGGAGATTATGTACAAATCAAGTTTGTTGAAACAGATGTATATTATATTCATAAGTCTCCTGCTTGAGGCTTAGATTCAGTTGCCCCAAGAACTCCACTTCAATTAGTAAACACAAGAGGTGAACGGATCACAAAATTATATAATGGTGAGATAGCATATGCTTTATTAGAAGAAGGCTATGCAATCACCATACAATTTAATAAAGGGTTCTATAATAATTTAGGAATATTACTTACATATAAAGGCATTGGAGTCAGCTTTTATGGTGAAAAATTATCTAATGAACCAACCATTACAATAGATTTATTTAATACAGGATTGAGTCGAAATCTACAAACAGTAGAAACAAAAGGTTCTTCATTACTTTATAGATGTTGGGTTCGCGGAGATGGCGCTAATGTTGTTAATCAAGATTCTCAGTATTATAAAATTGCACTTCCGCTAATGGATACCTCTCGTTATTTAATTATCGAATATATTGATGATAATAATGATAGTTATTTTTATAATCCATGTGGTGGCACAGCAGTTGATAATGGAAGATTAAGACCTGCTTATTATATTCCGAAATATTCACTAGATGAACATACTACAGCACAAATGTATGTTATGGATGACAGCAAGCTTTCTTTAAAAATGGCATTTATACAAAAGGATAATGTTGATTTATATTCTGTTACTGATAAAGCATTTGATATTTTATTGGATAATGATGACTATGAAATAACAGCAATAAATGGTTCTTTATATAATCGAGTTGAAGCCCCAAGTAATGCTTATACTTCAGATAAATATTATGATTTAGAAAGAATCAGTTCGCAGATATATAAAGTATATATTTCTGGTGGTAGCCGTGAACAAGCTATTAGACTAATGCTTACAAATGGTGGCGGTAGGTGATACCAAAGAATTCAAGATATTGGTCACTGAGGTATTCCAAACTTTTATGAAGATGGAAAGCCTATTACTTTATATAGTCTTTCAACATTTGATTATGTCCAAATCAGAAAGAAGGGACAGTTACCATTATAAACAGAGGGGGAAACTAATAATGGAAGATATCGTAAACTTAATTTCTACTCTTGGATTTCCAATTGCAGTAGCAGTAGCAGCATTCTTCTTCTATACTCAGTTCGTTAAAGAACAGATGGCGGCTTGCGCTAAAAGGGAGGAAGCCTTATTAGCAGAGTCCAGAAGTAGAGAAGACAAGTTAACTGCGCAACTGGACAAGTTCAGTGAAAGCTTAAATAATTTCAACATAACTCTTACTAAGATTGATACAAGATTAGAATTTTTAGAAAAACAAGGTAAGGGAGATATTAATCCTAACCTCTAGTAAACTAGAATTAACTCTATTAAATAGAAATTGGAGCGAATGATAAAAAGTTCGCTCCAATTATTTTTTTGCCAAATTTGTGGTAAATTATGTGGTACACCTCCAAATCTTGGCTCAACCAAGCCATTTAGATTATTGAGTGGGAATGATACACCGCTTGTGCAGTATTTCACAATGGCTTAACCATGCGGTTTTCAGGTCCTGCCGTTCCACATTTCCAGGATAATTTGTGGTATATTTGTGGTATGGAGGAACTCGTTATGGAGAAGTACACAGCCGCAAGTGTTAGGCAGTTAAAGAATGGTAAATGGCAGGCTAGATTGCGCTACAAAGAGAATGGTAAATGGAAGAACCTGGATAAGATGGTTCCAGAAGCCAAAGGTAAGAAAGAAGCAGAAAGACTAGCTGAGGATTTGCGCAGAGAGTTAAACAAGGTAGCAGAGACTTCTGCGGTAGGAACCCATGAGCGCACAGTAGATGAAGTGGTTTCTGCTTACATAGACTATCAGTTCAATACTGGACTTCTGGAACGTTCCACCTATAACAGCCAGAAGAAAGCTTACGAGAGGAACATAAAACCTTATCTTGGAGATTACTCTTTTGAGAACTTAGATAGAACTGCCATAGTAGATTGGCATACTAAATTATCTCAGAAGATGACTCAACATGGTATCTACTATAACTACACTCTTATTACAAAGGTCTACAACTATTATGTGTCCATTGGGGAAATAAGCCGCAATCCATTCCATGCGGTCAAGGGTTTAGTTAAAAGTAAAAAGAGTAGAGTTACTCACCTGACTCCAGAACAGATGGAGAATTTAATAGTAGATCTTTACTTAGAGTATGAACCAACAGATCCAATGTTAGTAGGAATCATGCTTGCTTACTATGGCGCGCTTAGAAGATCTGAAATCTGCGGCCTTCGCTGGTTTGATATAGACTTTGAGCGCAATACCTTAACTGTTTCTTCTGCTATTGGAATAGGAGAGGGTGGAGCTTACACCAAAGGAACTAAGAATCCTTCTAGCCATAGAACTTTCCCTCTTATCCCGCAATTGCGCCAGGTCCTTAAACAGAGATATGATGCTATTCATCCTGATAGGAATTGGTTTGTAATTGGAGAGGGAGAGAACTACATGCTTCCTACTACCTTTAATGAAAAGTTCAAAAAATTTGTAGATGCTTATGGTCTTAAAGATGCGTATGGTAAACCCATAACTCCTCATGCGCTGCGCCATAATGCTGCTTCTGTTGGAGTTAGAAGTGGAATGGATATTTCTGCTTTATCTCTCATGATGGGCCATGCTTCTAGAGCCATGACTCTTGATACTTATGCAGATGCAAGTGAAATGAGTAAACGAGTAGGCGCTGAAAGATTAAGTTCTGCTTTTACCAAAGAAACTCATGATTTCGACATTATAAGCCCTGATTCTGATTTTTCGGATAAATCTTCATCAGATTAATTTTAACTTCCGTATTGCTTATTAGAATTTATTAGAAGTATAATTCTTTTAAGAAAAGGGAGGAAAATTTATAATTATGGCTTTTGATGGAAAGAAAGTCGCGCAGATTAAAGGCGAAGATGTAATGGCTGATGCGCAGGCTAATGGAAGAGTAGAATGGCTGAAGGCTAAGGCTGCTGAGATTGGAACAAAACAGGAAAGTTCCATGAAAGCTTTCTTCGAACTTCGTAAAGCTTATCTCGCTGAGTTCTATCCTGCTATGCTGGAGAAGAAAAAGACTCCTAAGAAGGGTAAGTCCTTATTCCAGAAGATCGCAGAGATGTAATTGTAAAATTAGGCGCTTCGGCGCCTTTTTTGCGCTTACAGAAAATTTTTTGTAAAATATAATTGGTTAAAGTAAGAATAACCAACCTTTCTTTTCTATAAGCCTTACCAAATAAAATACTTTAAATTCATAATCTACCTTTTGGTCAAGGCTTTCAATTTTATTAATAATGAAAGTTACTAATGAATGGAAGGTATTTCCAATTTCTCTTCTTTAAGTGAAAAGAGAGTAAAGAGGGAGAAAACTTCCTCTCTTTTGGACACGAAGAGTTAATTCTTAGATTACTTTCTTTATTATATATAGACTTATCAGCCATATAAGTTGTAAATTCTTCTATTCTTAAATTATATCTTATTACTTTCTTCTAAGGTGGCTACCGTCCTTTCTATTACTTTCATAGGTGGCCACCTTACCTTTTTAATTGATGATAACATGTCATCCCAATGACAGACATAAAGTATACAGGAAACAAGGTGTCATGAAGTAATGAACTGTGAGATGCCCAACCATAAGAATATTATGTTATGGTTGGGCGACTGACAGGATATTGGAGCATGAACCTTCGATGATTATAGGAGGTGAAGCCAGAAGTGTATCAATTAAATAAACCTTATTCTAAACAAGAGTTAGCAGAAGAAGTGTTTAACATTAAACCGCGTACTCTTAGTAACAATCTTAAAATGTATATGCATCACCTAGAGGAATATTTTGAAGTAAAAGTAATTCCAAATGGACGATGGGAGAAATATATGTTAGTAAAAGAACTTAAACCATGGAAAACATATGGAGAAGTATTTGCTGAAGAGAGTAAAAAAACTATTGAAGATTATAAAAATGCGGCAAAGGAAGTTCTGGAAAAAGAACCTCGCAATACAATTAGTAATGTAGCAAGTGAAATTCGACATAACAAAGAAATAAGGAAATATAATCATGCAGAATATACTGGCCGCAGATATACAGGAAAAGTAATGAATACATATTTTACTGCTGAAAATGCAGCCTGGTGTGAAAAGTTACCGAATGGAAAATATCGTGTTTGTTCTGAAGAAGAAGTAAGTGTTTTAAGAGATCTTCGCTATGAGTATAGAAATCAGCCAGGAAAAGAAGACCAATTATTTGAACTGTATAACCAGAAGAGAAATAATGAAGTAACAGATGAAGAATTGAATAAAAGATTAGATGAAATTTATGGAACTTATTATGATAAAGTCATCGATGAATTTAAGAAGAACTTTGGCTTTTTCCCTATTTGGGTAAAAGAATGGAAATGAATGGAGGAATAAGATGGAAGAAATTTGAAAACCAGTAGTAGGCTGAGAGGATAAATATGAAGTAAGTAATCTGGGCCAGGTGCGCAACAAGAATACAGAAAAAATTAGAAAACTTAATTTAACTCCAGATGGATATCAGTGACTCACATTAACAAGGCATGACGATGGAGTGCGCTTAACGCAATGGTATAGCGTGCATCAGCTTGTCGCGCAAGCCTTTTTACCTAATCCTCTTGGATTAGAAGAAATAGATCATATAGATCATTGCCGAACTAATAATGTAGTGACTAATCTGGAGTGGGTAACAAGAAATGAAAACCAAAGGAGATGTCCAAATCTAACAAGGAAACACCCAGTTCCAGTAGCTCAGTATACAGAGGATGGGGAATTTGTTGCAGCGTATAAATCGGCCACTGAAGCTTATAAGATTACTGGGATTAATTATGCAAGTATTCTGAGATGTGCCAGAGGTGTGCGCCATAGGAAGAGTGCAGGAGGATATAAGTGAGAATTAATAGGGGAGGAAGATTATGAGAGATATTTTAACAAAAATTAGTTCAACCGCTTTTAGTACGGCTATTTTAGGAAGCGTAATCCTTTACCCGCAAGTATGGATTACATGAGGTATACGCGTAGGTATTTGCGCCTTACTTATCGCTTTTGGATGGGAAATTGCTACAAGTGTTAAAGAAAGTTAAATAAGTGTTATAATAAGCTTATGAATGGTAATATTATAAGCTTATTAAAGATGCAATATGACATCATTGCGGAGAATGGCGAAGAGTTCACAGAGGAAGGTATCAAGAAAGCACTTGAGTTAATTATGTGTAAACCTTGGTTCTGGAATGAATTGGATAATCTCTTAATTGATGTTTATAATGTTGCTAATGGAAAAGACTAATAATTTTGCGCTTATAGAAAAAAATTGTTAAAATAATAATATAGAAAGACACGATACAGCAATTATAATTGGCGTGCGAAGCTATAGGTATTGAAAACTACTTATTTGTGTCTTGGTATAATACGTAAAGAGGCGATTGTGGGGCAAGAGTTGAAAATACTTTTGCCCAATTTTTATAGATTTATAGATGGGAGGTATCGTTATGGGAACTATGCCGAGAAAATATAATGTGGCAAAGGGCGCAGACGGCCTAACACCACTTCAAAGGAAGTTTTGTGAAGAATATGTTAAGGATTTTAATCTAACGCAAGCATACATTAGAGCAGGTGGTAGTAAGAATTATAAAACTGCCAATTGTGAAGGCTGGAAGCTTATGCAGAGACCTGAAATTAAAGCAGAGGTTGAGAGAATCCAGAAGGCTCTATATGATGCGCAAATGGTCAACTACGAGCGCATTGCAGGCGCTTTGGCGCAAATAGCGTTTGGTAGTGACAGTGAAGCTAATAGATTAAAGGCTTTAGCGCTTCTTCAGAAACAGTTAGGATTGGACCAGATTAAAGTTACCGCCGATGTAAATCAAACTATTGATATTAAGGTTGGTATCACTGATGACGACGATCAATGTGAAGATAAGTAAGTCTATGTTTTCTTCAAAACTTTTTCCTCTCCTGGAAGATTACTCTCATAGATATGAAGTCTATAAGGGTTCAGCAGGTTCTGGAAAGAGTTATTTCATTACTGAGAAGATTATTTATAGATGTCTTAAAGAACCTATAAGGGTTGCAGTATGCCGCCGATACGCTACCACTTTGCGCAACAGCTGTTTTCAATTATTTAAGGATATTCTTTCCTCTTGGAAATTAGCAATGTATTGCAAGATAAGGGAAACTGATATGAATATTAAGTTCCCTAATGGTTCTGAAATAATCTTTTTGGGATTGGATGAAGAAACCAAGTTACTTTCCCTTGCAGATATTTCTTGTATTTTTGTAGAAGAGGTATTTGAGTTGGAAAGATCCAAGTGGGAACAGCTAGATTTACGAATGCGCGGCAAGGCCAAACAGCAACAACTTATTGCGAGTTTTAACCCAATCAGCAGAGAACATTGACTTTATGATTTCTGTGTAGTAAATCCGCCAGAAAGTTTTTTCCTCAGTGAAACTACTTATAAGGATAATCCTTTTCTTAGTAAAGAATATATAGAAACTATTGAGAGTTATAAAACAAGGAATCCTTGGAGATGGAATATTTATGGATTGGGTAATTGGGGTAATGATCCAGAAGGATTAGTATTTACCAATTGGCGCAAAGAAGAGTTTGATCCAATTGTTTTGGCTGCTTCTGGATTAAAGCGTAGAACAGGAAGTGACTTAGGCTGGATAGATCCAACTACAATTGTGGATTCGTTATACGATGAGGCCAATGGGCGCATCTATGTATTTAATGAGTTCTATGCTACTGGAAAGCAACTAGATGAAGTGGCTGCGGAAATGGAAAAGATGGATTTGCGCCATCAGAAGATTTATATGGATGCGGCTGAGCCGCGCTCAATAGAGTTCTTTAGGCGCAAAGGATTTAATACAGTTGCATGTATTAAAGGTCCTGACTCTGTAGAAGCAGGAATTAGTTTCTTGCAGAACTTAGAAATTATAGTTCTCCCTAAGTGCAAGAATATTATTAATGAATTGGAGAACTTTTCATACATTAAAGACAAAAAGACAGATAAATATTCGGATAAGATGACGCATGAATTTAGCCATGCAATAGATGGATTAAGGTATGCATATTCGGATATTTATACTAACAGAAAACTGAAAACCTTTGATAGAAAACTGTTGAGTATTTAGGAGGTTGACAATGTATTTCATTAACCGAGATGAAAAATTAACAGAATTAAAAATAGGTGAAATCATAAATGCCTTCAAGACAAGGGAACTTCCTATCTTAGAAAAGTGAAATAACTATTATGATGGGAAGCAAGCTATTCTTCATAAAGAAGTAAATGATGATACCAAGCCTAATAATAAAATAGTAACCAACTTCTGCGATAATATCGTAGCTACCTATAATGGTTATCTAACTGGTGTTGATATTACTTATACTTCTGATGATGATATTGAGGCTATCCAAAATATTCTCAACTACAATGATGTAGGCTCAGAGGATGCGGAGTATTTGCGCAATGCGCTTATTTATGGTGTGGCCTATGAGATTATGTGGATTGATGAAGATGGAAAGCAGAGATTTAAAGCATTAGATCCAAGAGAATGCATTCCTGTTTATGAGAACACAATTGAGCAAGATCTTGCCGCAATTATCAGATTCTACACAGTATCTAGTGCTAACCTTTTGGAAGCAGAATATTATGTGGATGTTTATGATGCAAGGGAGACCAGAAGTTACAAGGCAAACCAGAACTTTAGCGGGTTCCAGTTGCTTGATTACGTACCGAACTTCTATGGACAAGTTCCTATCACAGTGTTCGAACTGAACAAGGAGCGCCAGAGTATCTTTGCTAAAATCACAACTTTGCAAGATGCTTATAATACTTTATTATCCGCAGAAGTAGATGATTTTGAAGCTTTCGTTATGGCTTATCTTGTATTGGAAGGAATTGATGATATCGATCCTGAACAATTACATTTAATGAAAACTAATAGAGTATTAGTTTTACCAGAAGGCGGAAAAGCTTCATTCTTAAATAAAGATATTCATGATACCGTAGTTGAAGATATGCTCAATAGAATTGAGATGAATATCAGAAAGATTTCTGCTACTCCTGACTTTACAGATGCAAGCTTTGGTACACAGAGTGGAGTGGCTATTAGATATAAGCTTATCAACTTCGAGAACAAAGCAGCGCAAATAGAGAAGTCAATGATTAAAGCGCTTCAGCGCAGAATAGAGTTAATCTGTTCCATTCTTTCTATCTCTACTGGAGAAGAATCATGGAGAGATATTCAGATTCTATTCACAAGAAATCTTCCAATAGATAATTCAGAAACAGCAAGCATGGTAAGCCAGTTAAAGGGTATCGTTTCAGATAAAACCCTTATTGCGCAATTACCTTTCATTACTGATGTTGATGCAGAGATGGATGCTGTTAATGAGCAGAATGCGCTAAATGCTTCGTTGTATAACTTCTCTTCTGGAAATGAGGATGAAGAAGATGACAAGCTATTGGAAAAATAGATTAAAATGGCAAGAAGATATTCTTTTAGAAACAGGAATAAGTTCTTCTGAAGATAAATTATATAGACTTTACAAGAGAGCAGCAGAATTAAATGAAAAAGATTTAAAGGCTATGCTTTATGATTTCAAAGAAAATGGAATCAATAGCATAAATGATTTATATCGTTATAACAGATATTGGGAAGTGCAGAGTGAAATTAATAGGCGCTTAACAGAACTAGGTCATGCGGAAATTAAGATTCTGGATAAGGATCTAGTTTCTATGTATATGGCAGTCCAGCAGTACTTCAATAAGAATCCTAAGTTCTTCGCAAGAAGTAGCAATGGGAAATTTATTAAAGCGGTAGATGCAGGATTTGTTGATTTAAATAGTCCTTTAGTAAGTGCCCAGGCGCGCACTGTAGCTAATGCAGTTTGATGTGTTGATGGTAAGAACTTTAGTGATAGGGTTTGGAGTAATACTGATAAGTTGCGCCAAACGCTAACAGAAGGATTATCTGATGTATTAATTAGAGGTAAAGGTCCTGACGAAGTAGCTACTACCATCACAATGGAACAGTTTAATCTCTCTGTTGGAGATAAAAATAAAGAGGCCTTCTCTTCAGCATTTCAGAGAAGTAGAACCTTAGTAAATACAGAATTGGCGCATGTTTATAACCAGGCAGCTATACAGAGATATAGAGACGCAGGTTGTGAGTACTATCAGGTATTGGTGGCACCAGATAATACTTCTAAGGCTATGGCCTTTAATGCTACTCATCCAAATGCTAAGAAACAGGAGTATCCATGCGAAGATTGCTTGGAACTAGATAAGAAAACTTTCTCTTTCTTAGAAATGGAAGAGGGAGTTAACTGTCCTCCATTTCATCCTAATTGCAGATGCACAATAATCCCAGTGATTGGAGGAAACTAAAGATGGATGAAACATTTTTAAATGACAATATTGTCATGGATGAATACGGAAATCTTTGGTTAGTTATTGATGAAGGAGAAGTCCTTGACAATTTAAATTTTGAGTTTGATGTAAATACAGGTAACTGCTATATAGATGAAACTATCACAGATTGAGATTCAGATTATTACATAAAAGATTCAAGTGGTAATTGGATCTATGTTGGTGGCAGTGAAAGCGAGGCAAACGATGTTTAAAATTGATGGAAATAGAATCTGGTTAACTCGAGGTGATACCGCAGAGTTCAGACCAGTTATTGAAGATTATGAAAGCCAAGAGGGAGATAAAGTAGTATTCGCAGCTAAGCGCGCAAGAAATGATGATAAGCCTGATATACGTTTAGAAGTAAATGCAGGTGAGAATATTACTTTTGCGCATGAAGATACAGTTAATCTTGCTCCTGGCTCTTATGTATACGATATAAAACTCGCTATGGCGAACGGTAATATTTCGACTTTTGCCTCTGGGAAATTTGAGTTAATTTGTGAGGTTGATACTGATGGAAATGAAAATGATTAATGGTTCTATTAATAAAATAGAAGATTTAAATCAGAGCATTTCAATTAACTCTTTCCAATTTTTTGGGAGTTATTCTCCAGAGACAAATACGTTTAAAGAAACATTACCGCAAAGCATAGACGATTTTGTTTTTGAAATTGATCCTGTTGGATTATGCTATGTCATTACTGAACAGAAATATGAATATGATGATAAAACAGGAGCATTTTATTTAATTGAGGAGGTCAAATAAATGGCACGATACCTTATTGGAAATGTAAAAGGCCCTCAAGGGTTACCTGGCAAGGATGGTGTTAGTCCAACAGCAAAAGTTGTTCAAACTGATAGCGGCGCTACTTTAACTGTAACTGATGCTTCTGGAACTACGACTGCGCAAATTAAGAATGGCGAGAGCCGTTCTGATTATGATTTAGCAGTACAAAATGGATTTGTGGGTACTCCAGCAGAATGATTAGAATCATTAAAAGCTGTTACTCCATATGTGACTGTAGAACAGAGTGGTGATAATGCTGTTATAACTGCTATAGATGCAAATGGAACAACTACAGCAACTGTAAGTGCTGGTGGAAGTTATCGTGCAGGTGCAGGAATTGATATTACAGATGGTGTGATTTCTGCAACTGATGCGATTGATATTGATTTATCTGGTTATGCTACTGAGACATATGTAAATAATATGATCAGCGAAATTGAAACACAGATAATTAATCCTTATGTAGCTGGAGATGGAATTGCAATCGGATCTGATAATAATGAGATTTCCGTTGATAAAACTGTAGTGGCTACTAAAACAGATCTTGCGGCTAAGCAAGATACCTTGACCGCAGG